TTTAACTGTTACCAGCATATTGGCAACAACGTTGTGATCAGCTTTATTTTCTGCTCTACCCCTTTGTATAAGGGCTGCTATAACGCCACCAACGGCAGCAATAACGGCAACGGTTACAGCTTCCATGTTACCACTTAACCCTATCTGCCCAATAGGCTGCCGACATTTTGCCTTTGGAAATATTCTTAGCGTGACGGGCCTTAAAAGATTTTCTTCTAGCAGCATAGGACTTTGATTCGCCTTGTTTTTTAGGGGAGCCAGAAACACCCTGTTGTCCAAACCTAATTGTCTTAACTTGATCGCCAGACTTAGCAACTACTATGTGAGACTTCTTTGGGTGACTGGGTGTTCTTTTTGGTTTATTAAAACCAGAAACTCCGAGCCCTCTTTAATCTAGGATCTCTTTTTGCTGCCATTTTTATTTCCTTTAGATTTTGACTTTTTCTTTTTATTAATACTAGCAGCATCAATCCCGTACATAGAATTGTTTGTTCCCATACGGGGTCCGCTTATATATATATTTTTTTTAAATGCCATTACTTTTTCTTTTTTCTTTTAGCTGCTACAGAAATAGCTATTGCAACTGCCTGCTTACGAGACTTGACAACAGGCCCACCCTTGCCAGAGTGGAGTGCCCCTTTGCCAAACTCATCCATTACCTTGGTTATTTTCTTTTGGCGGATTGTCTTTTTCTTTGCCATCAGGTTTCCTCTTTGGTTTGATATTACCCTTGGTAATTTTGCGAAATTTTGCGTAAGACATAAGTATTATAGTAATAAAAAAAGTTCCCCCAACTAATGTCGGGGGAACTTTTTTCTAATTAAAAATTAAGAGCTTTTCTTAGGTCTGCCTTTTGGCTTTGACGTTCCAGTCTGCTTTTTTGCTGCTGGCTTCTTAGTAGAGGCTGTTTTCTTAGGAACTTTCTCCTCAATTACTGAGGTTACTTTCTTGGCTTCTTTCTTTGCAGTCTCTGTAACTACAGTTACAGACTCATCGACTGCAGCTGCAATCTCTTCAACCTCAGAAACTAGGCTGTCAATTAAAGCATTTACAGCTGCTGAAGTTGGATCCGATGCCTTCTTTTTTTTAAAAGAAAACAGTACATTTTTAATTTTTAGGGCTATTTTTTTAAACATTTTAACTTCCTTTTTAATTTTCCAAAAATATAGTAGATATAAAAACTCATTATTTACCTTGTTGAGAATCTTTAATTATCGTATAGCGCTCTCCTGTTTCTCTGGAAACCATAGAAAAACCATCTACTGCAGCCTGTCTAACTGCTTCAGTCAAAGCTTCTCTGTCTAGAGGATTAACGTCTACTAAAGGTATTGTTACTCCTGCATAAACATCTATGTTTTCAAAGTTGCCAATGTTTATTTTTCTATTAACTCCACAAATAAATACTGGATTTGTAGATATAGATATTTCTTGTGCCATTAGATTTACTACCTGTTCTATTGGTGAGTCTGTTGATTGTTCTTGTGCTGTTTTTGATATCTTAGGCATTGGTTAAATTCCCCAATCCTAATATAGACATTGTAGCAGATGTTTGCTCTTCTATCGACATATTATCAGTATTTATTACAAATGAACTTATATTTTTTATTTGTTCTATTTGTTGTTCTGATCTATGTGCAGCAAGTATTGGGTCCATAAATTGTCCATCTCTTTTTAAGATTCTATTTTGAAGAGTTTCCTCAGAGGCGTCAAAGCATACGACCATTCCGTTTTTTTGTTTTAAAATATTCTCTGCTTCGTTTATAAAACGAACGTCTGAAATTATAACTGCGTATGGCATTCTATCTTCTTCATTAGAATTCTTTATATACTCTCTATGAAGTGCAAATGACTTTGATATGCCCCACTTTGCAAAGCAGTCTTCAAAATCTTTTCTACAGATGTCACCAGCTTTTTGCAAAAATGATCTTGGCTTAATACCTTCAGGTTCTATAAATAAATTTTTAATTTCAAGAACTCTTGAGATAAAATCATTATATGGTGGAATGTTGCCAAGGGGATTTTTGCCATAAACATCGTATAATGCTTCGTGCAATGCATACAGCTGCCTATTGTTTTCGTTTATTCCTTTAATTGTTCTTCTTATTGAAGACATTTCATAGAGCGGTAGAGCATAGAATATGTGATCCCATTTTATTCCACCCTTTGTTGTTTCGATAGAACCCTTAGGAACTATATTTTCGGCGACTGATGTTTTACCACTACCAGCTCTACCAGCTAAACCTATAATTATAGGTTCGTTATTATTAAATTCTTTAATGTTCATAGTTTTATTATATCATCTCATCTTCTTGATTGCATTCTTTTTTTCTTCTAATTGATCTAAGAATTGATTAGCCAACATATCAGGCTCCCATACGAATGCTCTTTTTACTTGAATAACTCTAAAAGAGTATTCCTCTCTAATGTCCTGAACAGTCATAAGAAGGGGAACTAAAGACTCATTTTTGCACTGCCAATTTCCATTTATTTGATTAGCAACAACTGCAGAATCAGTATATATTATTGGATCAACAAAATCCGAAAGAGAGCATATAAGTAAACCGGCTATAACCGCTTCATACTCTGCTTCATTATTTGTTCTAGGCCCCAAACCTCTAGCAAACTGAGCTACTTTTTTTCTATTTTTATAGACAACTGTAGCACATGAAGCCTCTCCAAACCTTTTTTGACCTTGACCCCTTGATGCTCCATCGCAGAATACTTCGATATTCATTACTATTTAATTTCTACATTAAAAGGAATATTAAGCTCTTTTGCCCTAGCTTTTATGCGGTCGTACATAGTTTTTGCTGATGCTATGTACGTTGCATTCAGCATGAATCTTTCATTATTCATCTGAACTTGTGTAGGAAAGTCTAGTTTTTCTCTTTTTTGTGCGTAAAATTCTTTTGAAGAATTAACCGATTTATAATGAGCTATATACATAATTAAAACGTCCTAAAATCTGCTTCAGAAAAATGTCCTTTTTCTTGCCTAAAAGATGCTACCTGCATAGACTGAACCTTATCCATTAGTTTTCGTGCTGACTCAGAAGATATTCTTGCAGAAGATTCCATAGACTCTGCGAGCTCTACTACAGCCTCCATGGCGACTAGTGCCATATGCTCAGAGTCTGCAGCAGCTATTGCGTTTGCTTCTCTTTCCGATTCGTTTTTACCCACTCTGTTAGCCTTGTAGACTCGCTTGTATTGGCCTTCTAGTAGCTTGTACTGAGCTCTGGCAATTCCAGCGAACCTAGCTGCCCTACCATATACATTAGATGATCGTGCAACAAGCGACGCTAGATCCTCCACTGTAAGGTCAACAGAGTTTGCATCTGGTATTTCTATGTAATATCTTTTAATAGATTCACCATTAGCTATAGAAGTTATGACCTCTTTTAGTTGTGGTTCTAAAAAATTAGACATAACAGAAAGTATTTCGTTTACAGATTCTTTATTCATTTTAGTTACCAATGTCGATCGGTATGACTAGGTCATACATATTATTTTTTACTATTATGTCTTTTAACTTTTGTTTAATTTTAGTCATGTGTTCTCTAACGGTGTTTGGGTGTTCTGTTATCTTCAATGCTATCTCAGATGATCTATGCTTGTCAATGTATTTCCATTTTAATAACTGTCTTTCTTGAACTGACAGTTCATCAAAAGGAGTCATGGCAGTCTGCCCTAATACCCAAAACTCATCTATTGGTTCTGCAAACATAAGATCATTGATAGCGTGTTCCATTGTATCAATATTGATACCAGGACCTTCAGATTCTTGCTCGCTATTTTCTGACGATGTATTATCCAATATAGCGAACGACTTTCTTCCTAATTGATCTATCAAAAATGTGTCTACATTCTTTTTTAATAAGTAGAAAAAATAACTATATAAGAATGCACTAAATGGAATTGGTCCTTTTTCTGAATCTTTTCTTTCATATCTTTGAACACATTGAAAAAATGTCATATTAACAGTCTGTCTAACATCTTCTTCAGTGCAGTATCTTTTGGTCATATAGTTAATTCCGATTCATAGCTTCAAAAACAACTTTTGAATGCTGTGAATTCATTTTATTCTTCATCAATGCAAATCTTGTAAAGTTATCTTTAATAAATAAAGATACGAATCTTCTAATATCGTAGTCTCCTATGTTATATTTTCCAACATATAACATGGTTACATACTTAGTTAAAAAGTTATTAAAAACTTTTAACAGTTCCTCTGAGTCTTTTGTATTGCCGCTTTTTTGCTGAGGCAATAAGCGCTTGCATTTCTTCTTCTTCTAGAGAGTAGTATTGCTCTTTATAACTAGCCATCTTAACTTCCTTCCCAATTGGGAATTTTATTTATATAATTATTTTTTATGTCTTCATAAAAGATTACGTTTTTGATTTCAAGAAGCTTTGCAAAGTTCTTTCCATCTGTTGAGTACTTACTGATAATAAAAGTTAATTTTTCAAACTCTAAAGGATAATACCTTTTGAATCTTTTTAATTTAATTTTACTCTTATCATCAAGATATCCTTTAATCTCTATCCACTCATCATGTTTTGGTAGATAAAAATCAGGAACGTATCCTTTTGTTCCTCGTTTGATTGGAAAAGTAAAAACTTTTGGTTCAAACTCAAAAACTATTTCGTATGCATTTAGAATTCTAGAAAAATTGGCTTCCCAATTAGACCTAAAATTCATTCCAAGATCTTTTCTGTAGCCTGTTTTTGTATGTCTATAGGCATTGCCCTTGACATTCTTTGTTTCTTGTTCTAATATGTCAGCGTCAATTGCTTTTGACTTAAGGGCTTTAAAGTTTGGATGTTTCTTTTTTTTCGATCTAGAAAAAAAATACTCCTCAGGACTTGCGCCATCTATATTCATACTGGTATCCTTTACAGGTCAATAACAACAAATATATTATAGTTTATATTTCAACAAAAAACAAACTAAAATTAGCCGAAAGGCGGAAAGACAGAAATGAACACCATTACTACCATCATCAACAGCATGTCTCAGCAGATCAACGAGGATGCAATCGACACCCTTGTTAATTTTGGCATCAGCCACAATGACGCTGTCAAGACTGTAATTGAGAGCGACTTTGATCTCATTCAGTCCGTTGAGTCAAACCCTGTTGAGCTGTTGGAACTTGAATTCTAATAAGCCAATAAAAAATCCCCCCTTTCCTTTTGGAGAGGGGGGATTTTTTATATGTCTTTATTAAATTTTTTTAATCTTACAGCACCTATGCCGACATGCTCCGCTCTTAGCATGATCGCAAAAAGAACAAAATCTTTCATTCTTTGTTGGTAAAAAGTTTTGATCGTCCATAATCTTATTAATTCTTTTAATTAAATTAACCTTAATAAGATCTAAATCTTCACTAGAATAGGTATGAGATTTAAGTCTATTAGTTCTGAGGTAATGCAGTGAAGCTGTAATTTCTTTTCCTGGAAAGAAATGAGAAGCTGCTAGGGCATATATTCCTAGCTGCAAATTGCTGTGCACATCTTTTGCTGCAACTTCTCTTTTGCCAGTTTTGTAGTCAACAATATGGACTGAATCACCTATGATGTCAACCCTATCTATGAATCCAATAATTAAATAATTACCTATAACAAATTTAAAGCCCATTTCTTTTTCAAATACATCAAAAAGCTTTCCTTCATTTGAGTCATAAAACTCTTCTATAATTTCACTGCCAACAGAAATTAAAGAATTAGAAATTTGAGATTTTGGATCAAAAGAATTTTTATCCTCAAGAACTGCATGGACGATATTACCGAGAACTGCTGCCTCACCAAATTGCCTGGGCTCTCTTTTAATATATGAAAAGAAATATTTAGAAGGACACATCTCATAAGTGTCTATTCGAGAATAGCTAAATTCTGTTAAGGATAGCTTTTCAAAATCAGATAAGTCTTCTATATTTTTTACTGATAAATGACTCATTGATCTTCTTCCTGAAAAGAAGATACAACATTACCATCTTTATCATATTCTGTTCCAGAATCATCTATAATATGGCCAGTATATTGATTTCTATATACACCTTCTCCTATTGAGATCCAACCACTTTTACCTATTTCCATATGATCATCTTCAACGTATGGCCACATTTTCATCTCCTATTTTAATATTACATTGTGTAAAATTTTCTATGTTGCAATAGTAATTAAGAACTGTATATAAGTCCTTTAGTTCTTTTTCAGTACAAAATATTCCAACTACTCCAGTTTGAATAAAGTACTTTGCATTTAAACTCTGTTCTTGGTCATATTCAATTAGGGTTATGTTATTTAAAACTACACGCCCTGCTTCTTCTTTAATCATCTTAGTCCTCATCTACTATGGTAATTGGATTCCAATTTGGATCATTAAGTTTTTCTCTCATATCTTTAACATATGAGTCCCAGTCTCTTTCATCTTCTGACTTCTTTTCATACTTGACAGTGCCCTTAAAAGGATTTGATTTAAATCTAGTCATAAGCAGTCTTCCTTCTTGGGTTCTCCATCTTAATACCCCATTCTTGCAATCGCAGAAATCATCTGGATGGACATCAATCTTTCCTTCCGGATCATATCTTCCAGAGCATGAATTACACTTGGTGTATCTGCCCTTGTCCTGACACCTATTGCATGATGTACAAAATACCCAACATGGGTTTTCTGTTGGATTTTTATAAGACCCTTTTGCGCTCATTATGACTCCTTTAATATTTGTTCTAATTGTTCTTTAACTGATAATGATGTAGATTTATTAAATCTTAGGTTTATTTTTTGCGGACCCTCATGTACTTCCAGAAATACATAGGACCCACCATTGTTTTGATTAATTATATCATTAATTTTTATCATATTTTCTTTAGATATATTTGAATTTGTTTTTAAATATATGGGCTTTCCACCAGAGAACTTACTTAAATCAAACTTTTCGCATGAATTTAAAATAAGTTTTGTTGTATAGTTTTCTTCATCCCCATCTCTAGAGATTGAACCACTAAGAAGAACGACCTCTCCATCGACAAAGAAGTCTTCAGAATAATTTTTAGATTCTCTTGGAAAAACTATAACTTCAATATCAGAAGATATATCTTCAATATTAAACTTATACATTCTCATGCCTTTTTTTGTTAGAATTTTCTTACTAGAAGATATGATTCCAGCTACAGTTACTCTGTTGCCTATTTCTTTATCTTTAATATCAACTATTTCATCAGAAATAGATGTAGATATTATGTCCCATATTCCATCTACAGGATTTTTAGATATATAAACACCAAGTTCTTCTTTTTCTTTTTCTAATAAACTTAACTCAGTTCTTCTACCAAAAGAATCATCTATATCTTCTTTAATCAATTCATCAAAAGCCCCTGATGCAGCAAGGTGTTCCATCGTGCCTTTTTTTAGGACTGCTATATTAGTTCTTCTTAAAAAGTCATGCATGGATTCATACGGTTGGTTTTCTTTTCTGTCTGTTAGAATGGCATCAGAAACTGCATAGCCTATTCCATTGATTGCCGACAAACCAAATATAATTTTAGAGTTATTAATTACTGTAAAATCTTCTTGAGAATTGTTTATTGAAGGAGGAAGAACTTCTATTCCTACTTTGCGACAGTCAGATAGATATAGCGATAATTTTTCTTTATTTCCTGCTACTGAGGTTAGAAGAGCTGCCATATACTCTGATCTATAATTAGTTTTAAGATATGCTGTAATGTAAGATATCATTGCATAACTTGCAGCATGAGCTCTGTTGAAACCATACCCGCCAAAGTACTCTATGTCAGAATATATTTTGTTTGCTTTTTCTGCAGATAATCCAGAGTTTCTTTGACAGCCATCAACAAACTTTTCTCTAAACAAAGCTATTTTATCCATAAGCTTTTTACCTATGACTTTTCTTAGATCATCTGCTTCAGCAGAACTAAACCCAGCAAGCTCTCTTGAAACACCCAATACATCTTCCTGATAAAGCATGATGCCTAGAGATGGTCCAAGAACTTTTTCTAAGTTTGGATGATCATATTCAATCTTTGATCTGCCATGCTTTCTATCAATGTATAGCTTATCCATTCCAGATCCCATTGGTCCAGGTCTGTACAATGATATAAGGGCCATAATATCTTCAATATTCTGTGGCTGAAGTTGGACCATTAGCTCTCTCATTCCAGAAGACTCAAGCTGGAATACTCCTATTGCGTTGCCCTTACATAATTCGTTATAGGTTGACTTATCATCCAAGGGAATCTTGTCGATATCTAAATCTATTTTTCGATGTTTCTTAACTAGCTTAACGCATTTATCTATTACTCCAAGGTTTCGTAGTCCAAGAAAGTCAATTTTTAAAAGTCCACATTGTTCTACTCTTCCCATATCCCATTGTGTAATAACTGGATTATCTTCACCTTTTCTCATAATGGGAAGATAATCAACTAGTGGACCCTTAGATATGACTATTCCAGCAGCGTGCATACCTGTCTGTCTAACAAGGCCCTCTAAGCCAAATGCAGTATCTATAATTGTTTTGCTATCACTATCTGTTTCATAAAGCTTTACAAAGTCAGATACCTGCATGCATTCGGATAATGTCTTGGATACGCCCAAAACTGGTGGAGGAACAAGCTTAGCTACTTTGTCTCCAGAAATAAAGTCATAACCCAAAGCTCTGGCTGCATCTCTAATTGACTGTCTAGCTCCAGTCCTATTGAATGTGCAAATATGGGCAACTCTATCGTTTCCATACTTTTGTTTTGCATACTCAATGACTTTGTCTCTATGGCGATCGTCAAAGTCTAAGTCAATATCCGGCATTGACTTTCTTCCTTCAACTAGGAATCTTTCAAACATAAGACCAAACCTAATTGGGTCTAAGTTTGTAATATCAAAAGCATAGGAAAGAACGCTTCCAGCAGCAGAACCTCTTCCCCATCCTACTCTAATGTCATTTGATTTAGCCCATCTAACAAGATCTGAAACAACCAAAAAGTATTCTGGGAATCCCATATCTTTAACCACTCGCAATTCATGCTTGGCTCTTTCTAAAATGTGCTCAGGGAGAGGATCTCCATATTTTCTTTTTAATCCATCCCAAGCAAGTCTTTCAAAATATTCTATTGACGGCTCTTGTGTTGGAACGGGAAAATTAGGAAAGTGAATTTCGCCAAAGTTAAGATCAACATCAACCATTTCATTGACGTGCATTGTATTTTTAAGCCACTCGTCTGAAAATCTTCTTGACATATCTTCATATGATTGTAAATAAAACTCATCACCAGAAAAAGAAAATCTATCTGGCGTGTTTATATTAGAGTTAGTTGCCACGCATAGCATAATGTCATGCGCTTGAGCATCTGTTTGATGGACGTAATGACAGTCCCCAGTGGGAACTATCTTTGCTGCTATTTCAATTAACTGATCTGCAATTTTTCTTTGCTCTGGAAGACCATGGTCCTGCATTTCGATAAAGTAGTTTTCTTTTCCGAACTATGTCCTGCATTTTTTTTGCAGACATAAGGGCAAACTCGTAGTCATTTCTTAGTAGAGCTTGTGCAACTTCTCCGTTTAAGCATCCAGACAATACTATTATTCCTTCAGAGTGCTCTTCGATTAAAGAATGATCTACTCTTGGCTTTCCGTAGTATCCCTGCAAAAATGATTTAGAGGACATCTTAATAATATTATGATATCCAATATTATTTTTTGCGAGAATGGTTATGTGGTATGGACCTCTTTGTTCCCATTCATTTTTTGCTGGACCAGATCTTTCTTCTTCATCTCGATCAAATCTAGTTTTTCTTGCTTGATAAAATTCTGATCCAAGAATTGGTTTAACACCAGCTGCTTTTCCAGCATCATAAAAATCAAGCCAAGAATGAATATTGCCATGGTCAGTCGTGGCAAGGCCAGACATTCCTAGCTTACTAGCTCTTTCCAAATATTTATACACATCACCATGACCATCTAACATTGAGTAAACAGTATGGTTATGAAGATTGGTCCAGTTTTTCAACTAATTCCTCTGTCTCTATCAGACTGCTTTAGTGATCTATCTCTATTTTCTCTGTATGTTATTATAACAACTCCGCCACAATATTTACAAACTGGAGGAGTACCATTCTGTGCGAACTTGCTATCATACATATATTGCATTGGTTGATCTGATTTGCATTCAGAACAAACACCAATTACATCATCTTCATTTTCCATTTTTTTGTTCCTTTTCATTTATAGTGTCGTAGGCAAACCTAATAGGAGATGGAGATATCTTTTCTTGCGTTTCAACATACCTATTACCCACCTGTACCCACTTATTTTTTTTATCTAACTGACATGACCCGCATCCTACTCCAACAGAGTTGGCACGCTCGCAGGTATACGGTCTTCCTCCAACGCCCATTTGTCGTCTTTTAATCCAATCATTAATATGAGCAGATGATTTTTCAAAATTGTAGTCATGACATTTGCTAAGAATCTCATGAAGATACATGATTGACTCTTCTGTATAAGTTAATATAGAGCAAAGAAACAGTCTAGCTTCATGCTCTAGAAATCCAGTTGATTCAGCCTGTGCTTCTAATCTTTTTACTGCAGAGCAGCTGTTGATAAGTTTTTGTTTATTAAAGTTTTTATGAGTATTAGAAACTTCTTTGAAAGCCTTTGATCCATATTTATTAAAGTATTCTAACGGATTGTCTTTCTTTTTATCAGACTCTTCCATATCGTAGGTATATTGTCTATACCACTCATTTGCCTTATAGTTAAAAGATTGTTCTGCAACTTCAAGTGATTGAATATTTTCAGCATAGCTTTTAATATACTCAATATCTTTTTCGATTAGAATCTCATCATTAAATGGATTCAATAAAGTTTTATACAGATTGGTGTCTTGATGTTTTGATCCAGCCAATCTCCACATTCTTCTTGCATCATAGACGCTAAAATCTAAAGTTGTAAGTTCTAACTTACTTTTTAAATCATTTGCTATGTACCTATATATTTTTGGAAGATCTTTAGAAGGGCCTATACCTAATGAAAGTGGCTCGCACTCAATGTGAAAACCTTTCTTGCCAGTAAAATAAACAAGCACAGAGCTTTCTGGAATGCTTAAAACTAAATGGTGGTATAACTTTAACATTTCGTTTCTTGCTATGGACATATCTGAACTGTCTAAGTCAAAGTATAGTGGCCCTAATTTTTGAGATTCAGATATACTTTTATCTTTATAAGCAAAAACAGAAGTATATATTCCAGTGTTATTATTCTTATAACTGTATTCAGATACCTCATCCACGCTAAGCATCATTGGGTTTCCATTTTGTTTATCTCGTATTACTCTAGATAAAGATGGAACATATCTAGCAACTTCGTAATACTTCCATTGGGATATGTATTTGTTATCTTCAGATATTTTCATAGAGATCTATGATACCATCTTCTTCATCGTAGGTCCATAAGTAGATTGGATTAGATAAATCTACATCTTCCTTATGAGTTCTATAATAAACAGACTCAGTAATATAATAGTCTAATTTTTGTAATACTAGAAATCTTTTTTCTAGTCTGTTTTCTACTTCCAAATTAAAACATCCATCTTTCTTTGATTACATCATCTCCGTCAACAACATAATGAACCTTTGAGGCTATATTATCTGCTAAATGAACAATCATGTCAAGATAAGTTATTGGATTTGTTTCCGGCACTGGTGACCATGGACCTAGATGGCATCTAACTAATCTAAGAATAGACTGAACGACTTCTTCTGCAAGATAAATTGTAGAAGATTGATTTTCTGATGCGTAGTTTTTGTCATAGTCTTGACATCTTTTCACAAATGGTCCAACAGTATAGGGGTGCATTGGATCATACTGAAACAATTCTTTTTCAACGTCCATTCCCTTTGTTAGGTCGTGAAGAAGGCATGCTGCTAAAACAATGTCTCTATCGTCATCCGCAAGAGTGTGTGAGTCACACATCACATTTGCGGCTCTTACAACCCTCTTTGTATGTAGGACATTTCCGCCCTCATTATGCTCATCTATTGGATGATATTTTCCAGAGAAACTAGATGGTATCTTCCAAAAAGAATTTGCTCTTAAAAGCACTGATCTAACAAAAGACTTTATTGATTCATCTTTAATAAGATTAATTTCTTTTAATAAAGGTTCTAATATTTTATCTTCTTCTTTAATAAAAGATATTTCCTTTTTTGCTGACAGTATTTCGTCTAATATATCATCTTTCATTATTGCTCATTTCTTTTTTAAACCATCTATCCCATTTTGCGCATTGTTTATCATATGGACACTGCTTGCAGTAGGTCGTAACTCCTCTTCTTGAGGGGAATATTTTCTCTTCTTCTATTGAATTACTCCAATACTTGAGGGCATCTAAATCTTCACTATTTATTTCATACTCTACAAACTCAGGTTTAGAATGAATTAAATCATAGTATCCAAACTTTGCATTGTTTACTTTTTGCCCATAAGAGTGTTCAAATCCTTTGTGCATTACAGCAAAATCTGCAACGTGCATAAACTCATTTTTAAGCTTGTAATTAAATACCCACTTAACAACATGAATATTCTTATTCAAACTATATATAAGATCAAAAGAGTCCTCTATGTATAAAGATTTATTAATAGGTACGATAAAACTATTATCTATTCCCATTGGAATAATTTCTGGATCTGAATAATACTCAACGAGGTTAAGCAATGCTCCAGCAGCCTTGGTCGTTAAGCTAGACATGTTGCCGTATAGACTCTCATGCTGCTCATGTATTATGTCATAAGCCGTGGTGTCTTTAGGATACCATAGTTTTTGCCATCTATTTAATAGAGATGAATATGATGCAATGACTCCAGATTGTTTTTTGTAAAAGAAAAACTGTACTACGTTTTTCATTGTATTTTCAAATCTTTGAGTTATTAAATGTCTTCCACCGATTGTTTCAGGAAGATTTTGATTATGTCTAAAATCATACAATCTTTCGCATGTTTGAAAATCTTTTATTTCTTTAACTGTAATTTTTTTCATTATTCTCCTAGATTATTGACATAGATTCTGCTATTTCATCTATGTAAGACTGACCTTCTACTGAGGTGTATGAGTCGTTTGTGATTGGCTCATATTCTTCATATGTTTTTTTCTCATCTACATATCTAACTAAAGGAGAGTCATAAACAAAAGTGGAACCAGTTATGCGATTCTTTGGTATTTGAAGCTGCATGATTGTTTCGTCTTCTGAGTCGTCACCACTAATTAATTTTTTCTCGGTAATGAAAATAGTGACCGCACATTTTTGCTGAATAGCAAGTGATCCTCCAGTATCTGACTGTTGAACTACTTCTCTTCTTTCTTTCATTCTATTAGCGTTTTCTTGGGCAGTAATAATCAAAACGCAGTTCATATCTCTAGCTAACTTTTCAAGTCTGACCATCATCTCTTCGAACTCTCCCCATCTAGGCTTACCTTTTCCTGCCCCCCTAGTAAACATAGATTGAATAGTATCTATAACTACAACGTCTGGGATAGAGTCTGCATGGCCCATAATGTCTCTAAGCCATCTTTCTAGATCTTCAAAATAGGGAGTATCTGGATCATGTCTAACCATGAATCTGTCGCCCCACTCTGATAATCTATCCTTAAATACTTTAAGATTTTTTTCTTTTTGCTCTTCCGTCCAAGTTCTTGCTTCTGCATATACATTCTTCCCAATGATTTGCGTCATCAAAACTCTTTCCCAGTGCGTAACTGCTTCTTCAAAGTTTACGAACAAGACCTTGTATCCAGTGTCAGCCCAGTGATTAACCAAGCATTTTGCAAAGGTACTCTTACCCTTACCAGATGGAGCGATGATTGCATGCACAGCACCTTTGAAGAATCCACCTTGATCTGTGTAGCCCATTGCTCTATTTAAGGACTTATACTGCGTAGGCAAAAAGTTTGGTATGTCTAATAAATTGTCTGCTCTTTTTGATATGTCGAAAGCAGTTGTAACATTATCTAAAGGATTATAATTTAATTCTGTTTCAAGATCTTTAATTTCTGAAGTTATCTCAGAAATTCTCATTACATCTTTATCGGTTTTTTCACCTTTTTGAGTTAACAGTATTTGAAGCTCTTGTAAATAATCAAGCTGTTTTCTCTTGTTGGCTTTATATTTAATTATATTAACAACTGATTCTACAGTTGATAGATCGATAGACATAAGAATATCCATCATTGTGTCAACCCCAGCTACGCCACCCAAAGCTGAGTATATATCAGTTTCTGATTCTAACCATATCCTAAAAGCCACTGCATCTACTGTATCCAATTTTGTAGTATGATAATAAGATATTAATGCTCTATAAAATTCATTAATACCAGTTTGCCCATGTATTGAGCCAACTATAGACTCAGGAAGATTGGATTCAAAGAATCCTATAGCCCCTGGCGTTCTCATCGACAATGCAAAAACTTGATATTCAATTGGGTATTCTTCAGTTTTTTGAGGCTCTACTGATTCATCCATTTTTCTTTTTATTGTCTTTCATTTTTTTGTAATACTGCTTTCGTCTTTCTGAGTTAGCCTTTTTGGCTTTTATATAAAAAGGATTATTTTTAATAGACTTTTTTTCATTATCAATAGATTCTAAATCAGAATTGCGAATTGCATCTAGCATTCTATCATAAACTGATTGCTCAGTTAGTAAATCATTATATCTAAAAACAATAAGGGCAATACCATGCTGTTTGCATAATTCCATTTTTCTTTCATCTCTTTTTTGAGCTTGCTCAAACTCATATTTAGACTCAAAAAATCTTTGCGTATAATAGAAATGCTGTCTTCCATGATACTCTGCTGCAAGATTATACTTTGGGCAGTAGACATCTAATTTTAATCGTTCACCTATATGAAATTCATTAACAATTTTTTCTCCAGGAAGAAGCTTCTGCATTATGCTAGTTAATGCTGCTTGACCTCTCGACATCTTTTTATGATGTTCTTTAAGCCATGAAAGCCCCAAAGAGTTTATTCTTTTGTTAAGCTCATTGATCGATAGCCCAGATTCTTTTGCTATTTGTGATAAGGACATTTTAGTTTCAAATAATAGATCTATAAGAAACTCATTATCATCTAATGATTCGTCCCAGCTTTTCTTGGGCATTTTTATATCACTTTACTTTATTAAAGGACCTAGCTAATGTTAAGGATTTTCCTAAATCCATAATAGACATATTTGTTTTTTCCCAAATCTTTGGCGCTATTGCAGAACTAAACATTGGGCAGTCGAGAATGCATAAATTATGCTCTCCACTAAACTCAGAGATCTGAGCGGTAACACTATCTACTTTATCATAGAAGTCATTATAAGGAACTTGAATATAAGATGATTGATTTCCAAAGTTTCTTGAGATAAGACCTTCATTTTGAAAACTAATCACTAAAGCGTTTTGCTCTTTAAAATATCTATTCATAAATATTTTATAAACATCATGGCTATTATTAATGTAATAATCTAAATAGTTTGCATCATAAAAAACTTCATCATTTATGTCTCTTATTTTTGAGCTAGTTAACCCAGAAAGCTCTAGTGGTATGGCCTTTACAAAATTTTTATTATTGTTTGTTAATCCAGATATGACAGATCGAACAAAGTTTTTTGGAGGTCTTTTATCTCCTCTTACTTCGCCAGCTGCTGACAGTATCGAAGATCTTGTATAGGTTACAAAAGAAAATCTATCTTTAGATTCTAACATTGATGTAACTTTAATTATTGTTTGTTTTTCTGCTACAGTTTTCATTATTTATTCCAGTTCACTAATACAAAATTTGTATCCATTATTGATTCTATGTGCTGCAAGTTATGAAACTCGCCTTTATCTATTGATATATATCTATTATATTTTGAAACTTTATCTTCATCTCTAACATAACCTAAGTGCTGCATCATTAAGCCTGAGTGTAAAAAATAATTTCTTTGTCTAACCCATTCCACTACATAGGTAGGCTCTGAACCGCAATCAAGTTTTTTGTCAAAAAAAGTTCCATGATCCCTATATCTAAAGATGCGAGAACTATTATTTGGTGCCCATAGCTTATCTACTCTATATTGAGTTTCGTTCCACATGTGGTAAAATCTTACATTTACCACATCATATGGCGATTGATCTAAAACATGTTTTAAATCCAAATCCCTATCTTGATAAAGCATTTCGTCACAGTCAATAGCAACCACCCAGTCACCTTCTTTTGCAAACTTCTCTAGGTTGCGCCAAGCGTTTGACCTTAAGTTGCCTTCGTTTTCTGTAAACAATGTTTTATCAGTCTTAAAAACTTCTGCATATTTAGATGCAATTTCTGCTGTATTATCATCAGAACAATCGTCTGTAAAAATAATTTTATCTACTTGTGTAGATAGTCTTTGTAATACTGGTTCAAGAAATCTATTTGATTCATTTTTTCCAACCATCTGTGCAATTATCATATTTAAATCCTAACACTAACAAGGCAGGGTAGGAAGAACCTACCCTGCCCCAAAAGTACTATTAAGCAGTTAACTCTTCTACCTGCTCGTGAGCTTCTACGGAAGAGATGCGCTCAATGTCTGTTGACTTTACGAGCACCTCACCAGCAACGCCTCGACGACCCATAGCTAGCTTTTGGGCATCGGTCTTGTTGTTGGCCTTTACCAATGTGGTATTGGTAACCGCAAAATACTTGAACTTGTTCTCTGACATTTTTTTTCCTTTTATTTAGTTGGATAATGGACTGCTATATATTCTATAGCATCTTGCAGGTTGTCTGCAAGCTTTGTGGCCATATATTTCATATATGGTCGATCTTTGTTTTGATTAGAACACATAACTATACATGGCTGATTGTGCATTTTGGCCCAAGCCATTTCAAAATCAGTTCCTATATAAGCTCTATCTTCTAGCATGTATTCTACCAGAAGAATGTCTGATCTCTTCTGCATAAATACATTTTTTTGAACTATTTCTTCTGCTGTCATAGAAGAGTCTTCAGGTATAGAAGTAGGATCTAATACCTTATAACCTCTCTGTATCAGCAAGAATGTTGCCTCTTTGCGCCAACCAGTAGCGTAATCTCCAACATAATCCATAGCACCTGCCAAATATACTGTAAGGCTCATGCTGGCCAAACATATTCTAAGTCTGATGGTTCGCTAAAAAATTCTGAGTAATACATAAAATCTTTTCTCAAAAGGTTTGATCTATGTGATCTGTGAAAATCTTCTGACCCAAACCATGGTGGCATTATAATAGCTGAGGAGTCAATTTCTTCAAATGCCATATTATTTTTATATCCACGATTCATCCATTCGGCTATGGTGTGATTTTGATACAGTTTAAGAGCTTCCTCATAACCTGTCCACATTCTTGTTACTGGATGATTGCGCCAACCTTTGCTTTCAGTTCTTTCTAATAAAATATTTAGAACCTGAAATGTCTCAACACGCTGTTTACCTAACCGACGATAGTCGAGCACTCTTACTGACTGTATAAAATCTGGGTATGGTAGAAATGTTTGCATTACTTTTCTTTCTTGAACTCAGTGAAGGTTTTATCTCCAACACCATAATACTCTCTTGCTAGTCCAGAAGCAAC